GGCCAGCAGCGGCTACGGTCAAACAGTTTTCAGCAGCCAAATAACAACCAGTAACAGAGTAGCAGTAAGTGATTGGACTGCATTAAAATATGATATCATTAATGCTTACAATCATCAGGTTGGGACTGTACCTACAGCATTAGTAAACATTAATGTAGGAGACACAGTAAAAGCCAATACTGCTACAGCACCGTATAGACAATATGCTACCTGGGCAGATGTGATCTTAACACAAAAATTTGCCATTGCATCAAGCCAATCCATAGTTCGTACATTCCCAGCCGGAGGCGGCAATTGGTACACCGAAACATCATGGCCTGGTGGGCTCGGTGCAACATGGACTGGTCGAACCTATGCGTTGTTCAATGTCTATTGGGCAAATGCTGCTTCTGCTAGATATTTCTTTAACAGCGGTGGTGAAATTAGATTCACATCATCACGTACCGGAGGAACAACAGTGGGAGCGATTGCTGCTCAAAACACCAGTTGGACCACGATGTTAAATGGTATAGGCACACAGGCATTTGGAGGAAATAAACCAACCGCTGACACTGGCGTACTGACCGGTGGAAACTTTTATAGATTAAACAATGGATTACAAGCATGGTTTACTGGCACATCATCAAATCCCTATTCAACTAACACTTACAAAATCTATGCCAGAACACCCGGCGTTTCGGACAACTCTGCAGGCACAGCAGCCAGTATCGAATTCCAAGTAGAATGGAACGACGTACACACAGGTCTCGGTAGTGCCACTGAAGGAGTCGATGGAACATTACGAGTAGATGTTTCTATATTAGAAGCATTTGGCACATTGTCACCTTCTGGTTCTGGGAACTTCCAAGTAACAACACCCACAATTCAAATAACCCAATCCCCAACAACTTAATTTTTCCCCTGATTATCTAGCACAATAAATAAACTGCTACTTTAATCAGGGGATCATTATGGATGAGCAATTTAAACAAGCTCTAGAATTTTCAAACTATCGACAGACTTTTTCGGTCCAGCGTCGACTCCTTAAAGAAAAAATAGACGCCAAATTAACCATTGGACAAAATGGTGGGATTTTTAAAATTGATAGATCGTTAATTGCGTTTGTTCAAATGTTCGTCGATCAAGGCCGAACAGAAAACGTGCCATTGATCGACGACAACGAAAATCCAATTATGATTGAGGATCTAGAAAAGTTTAGAGATGAGATAATTGATAGATACTACGATACTACATTGGAATATTATCAAGAATTCCAAGAACTTAAAAAAAGTCGCAGTGTAGAAAAATTATTGGATCTATGACTCGCGGCGCACTGATATTTGCACATAATAATAGAGATATCGATTATGCATATATGTCGATATTATCTGCTAGACTGGCTAAAAAACATCTAGGAATTCCTGTATCCTTGGTAACAGATCCCTCTACACTAGAATGGACTAAATCATCAAACAGCTATGACCTATTAGTTTCGACTTTTGATAAAATTGTCGAAGTTGATCGTCCTGTAACAGATAACATGAGAAGGTTACACGATGGGGTGCATTTTAAAAACATGCCTTTTGTTAATGCTAACCGATCCAATGTCTACGATTTAACTCCTTATGATCAAACGCTGTTGTTAGACAGCGATTATTTAATTTTTTCCAACAAACTAAATCATTATTGGGATGTTGATGCCGATGTGATGATTGGCAAGAGTATGTTAGATATCTATGATCAAAAAAGGCTAGGTTATCATGACAGATATATTTCAGATACCAGCGTTCATTTGTACTGGGCAACAACTGTGATGTTTAGAAAATCAAATTACAGCAAATTATTTTTTGAACTTGTTAATATCATAAGACAGAATTATCAATATTATTCAGATCTATTTAGATTTGATACAACACAATATAGGAATGACATTTCATTCAGCGTTGCCAAACATATATTAGATGGATTCGAAACAAACACCAACGAAAGTCTTCCTCCGATATTAACAATAACAGACAAAGACATTCTACATTCTGTAGATGATACTGGAAAATTAACAATATTAGTAAGTCCTAATAGTGATAAAAATTATTACGCGGCAGCAATCAAGGACACCGATATACACATAATGAACAAGCAAAGCATTATAAGACATTCAGAAGAGTTGATGAGATTAACATGAATTTTGGTTATTTGATTTTTGTTTCGACAAATGATAAGATAGACTATCTTAATCTAGCCTATGCCTTAGCACTTAGTATCAAGAATACTCAGAAAGAGGGCTACGACAAAGTGTGCCTAATGACAGACGATGTTATGGCTGTGAAAAAATTAAAATCTTCTTGGGTCTTTGATCAAGTAATCGAGATAGATAAATTCCAAGGATGGGATGCTAGATCTTGGATGGATGTTTATAGCCCTTTTGAACATACAGTTTGTTTAGATTCTGATATGCTGTTTACTAGAGATTATAGTCATTGGATTGAATATTTTATAGAAAACTCAGAATTATATATTGCCAATAGCGCATACACTTATAGAGGAGATTTGGTAACCGATGATTATTATCGAAAAACATTTACAAAAAATAAATTACCCAACCTTTACAGTTTCTATACATTCTTTAAAAAAGACAGTGTGGTAGCCAAGGAGTTTTTTACATTAGCTAGATACATTATTAAAAATCCTGTAGAATTTTCAAATTTATTTTTAACTGAATTAAAACCTCGAGTAGTAGGCACTGATGAGGCATTCGCATTAGCAGCTAAAATTTTAGATATATCTGATGATATATCCTATGAATTAGATTTTCCAAAAGTAGTCCATATGAAAGGGATGATACAGGATTTTCCATGGCCTGCCGATGTATGGAGTGATCATATAGGTTTTTATCTCAATAGAAAAGGACAGATAAAAATAGGAAATTATCAACAACATAATATAGTTCATTATGTAGAAAAAGATAAAATTACACAAGAAGTAATTAACATACTAGAGGAAATAGCATGGAAGAAATAATTTTATTTCCTGTAGAATTTTTTGCGGCATTTAATCCCACAACAGGAGCGATAATCGCAGTTGGTCCTAAAGCGGCATTTGAAAATGAAGAGCATAAGATTCCTATGGATCAAGAAGTTGCTGAACTTATTATCGAAGGTAGAATAAATCTTCATTCTTGTTCTGTGGATATCACAGGCGAGGGCTATGTAATTTCCGAGACTAGATCACTATACAGAATTGACGATGTTCTACATCGAATAATTGAAATTGAACATGCTGATGTTGATAAGCCCAATGTGTTTTTAACCTATAAGAAAAATTCATTAACAATAGAATTAACCGAAGAATACGGCGGTACAAAAAAACTAGCTAAAAAATTTCAACCAGTGAAAAAGAAAAAAATTAACTGGTCTGGAAATACAGAAATGAATTTTTTAATTACAGATTATAATGATCCTAATTCTTTGTACAAACCGTTTTCTATAAAAATATCAGATCTTGTAGGAAAGAAATTCGTACTTAAAAATTTAGAACTGCCTACGAAATTTAGTGTATACACTAGACGCCTGTTTAAAAATTATGTAATGGAGATTAAATGAAAATAGTAGAGTTTGATATTATTTTTATTAGCTATGATGAACCAAATGCTGATATAAATTACGCAGATTTATGCGATAAAGCACCGTGGGCTAAACGTGTACACGGAGTCAAAGGTAGCGATCATGCACATAAAGCTGCTGCAAATCTAAGTGACACTGATTGGTTGATAACCGTTGATGCTGATAATATTGTAGATCCTAAATTCTTTGATTTAGATCTTGATATGTCAGATCCAAAGATACAGGTATATGGCTGGTGCGGAAGAAATAAAATCAATGGACTTAGATACGGCAATGGCGGAATTAAAATCTGGAAAAAAGATTTTATTCTTAATATGAAAACACACGAAGCCAGCGAAAGTGATCGAGCCCAAGTAGATTTTTGTTGGGAAGATGGGTATAGAAACTTTCCTGTAGTTTACAGTGATAGTATTATTACAGGAAGTCCATTCCAAGCATGGCGAGCAGGATTCCGTGAAGGTGTTAAGATGACTCTCAAAGACGGTGTTAAGGTTCCTGCTATGGAATTACAAGATCATATTTGGTGGCACAATATACATAGACTTCGTATGTGGTCAACAGTAGGGGCTCACGAGATAAATGGAATCTATGCTGTGCTAGGGGCTCGTATGGGCACCTGGATGACTAATTGTACAGATTGGAACTATGTTGATGTTAGAGATTTTGAAATTTTAAGAAACATCTATAACGACGAAGTTAAATCTATCGAAAATAATAAAGACGCTGTTCTTGAAAGAACAAGCTATTATGGTAATGAAATAAAATATAAGTTAGGATTGGATTGGCCTAACTTCGATGCACAACAGAGCAAATATATTTTAGATTTATATGACGAAACAATAAATCTAGGACTAACTTATTTTAGACAATAATGTACGATATCATTTTTATCAGTTATAACGAACCAAATGCAGATGCTAACTTTGAAAAGTTAAAAGCAAGATTTCCTTACGCACATAGAGTCCACGGAATCAAAGGTATACATCAAGCACACATTGCTGCTGCCAAAAAGGCATTTACAAAAATGTTTTGGGTAGTAGATGCTGACGCCGAAATATTAGACACATTTAATTTTGATCATGAAGTTAGCAAATATGATCTGGAATGTGTACATGTATGGCGAAGTCGTAATCCTATTAATAATTTAGAATATGGTTATGGCGGAGTTAAGTTGTTACCTAAGAGGTTAACTCAGAATATGGACACGTCAAAGCCAGATATGACTACTAGTATTAGTTCATTGTTTAAGGCAATGCCAGAAGTTTCAAACATTACAGCATTCAACACAGATCCATTTAATACGTGGAAATCAGCATTTAGAGAATGTTGCAAGTTGGCAAGTAAAACTATTGATCGTCAAGACGATATAGAAACACAACAACGATTAGATGTATGGTGTACATTAAATGAATCGGTGCCGTATGGTGCTCATGCCTACCTAGGGGCAATTGCAGGAAAATATTTTGGTTTATTTTGGCAAAATGCACCTAGCGAGTTATTAAAGATAAACGACTTTGATTGGTTAAAAGAACAATATGAAATGTCAAAGGATAAACTAAATGGATGATAAGGTAAGGATTAAGAAATTCATTCCTATAATGAATGAAATCTCTCCTACGTTTTGTCTCGCCAAGTGGCACCACACCACTATATATTTAGGCACAGGTGAAACACACAGTTGTTATCATCCAGCGCCTCATAAGATTCCCTTAGAAGAAATTGTCATAGACCCAAGCGCACTACATAATACCAAAGAAAAAATCAGCCAACGTGCAGAAATGATGGCAGGTGAAAAACCTGCAGGCTGTAATTATTGTTGGAACATCGAAGCATTAGGTGAAGATTTTATTTCAGATCGACATGAACGCAATGCCAGCATCTTCACAGAACAACGTCTAGGAGCTATCAAGGCCGACCCATTAGCTCCTGTCAATCCTCAATATATCGAAGTAAGTTTTGGTAACGAATGTAATTTTAAATGTGGATATTGTCACCCAAAACATAGCAGTGCTTACTACAAAGAAATAAAAGATTTTGGTCCGTATTCGATGGTTAAAAATCATCGTAACGATATTGATTGGTTTGAAATATTTGAAGAAGAAACTAATCCTTATGTAGAAGCGTGGTGGCGTTGGTGGCCTGAAGTTCGCAAAACATTAACCATACTTCGTATCACAGGTGGCGAACCATTGTTACAATCTAGTACATGGAAACTGTTAGACGACTTAGTAGTAAATCCGTTACCTAATTTAGAATTAAACATCAACACAAACTTTGGAGTTAAACCTATTTTAATTGATAGACTTGTAGAAAAAGTAAATGCGTTGATTGCCAACGGATGTATTAAAGATTTTAAAATTTTTACTAGTATGGATACATGGGGTGCACCTGCAGAATATATTCGAACAGGTCTAGACTTAACTGTGTGGGAACGCAATTTAGATACATATTTGACTAAAACACAGTTGCCAATTACTTTCATGATTACGTTTAATATCTTAACTGTAACAAATTTTCAAAGCCTATTAGAAAAGATCCTAGAATGGCGTATAAAATACAATGGTAATAATCAAAACAAATGGCAGCGTGTGAGATTTGATACTCCATTTTTAAAAGAGCCCTTGCAGTACGACATGAATATATTACCTAAAGACGAATTTATGCCTTACATGAAAAGTCATCTAGACTTCATTCTAGCCAATTTAGACGATAAAAACCGTAGTAAATTCAACGACTTAGAGTATGCTAAATTTGAAAGAGTTGTAAAATACATGGAATCAGCTATCTATACCCCAGAGAAGCTAAAAGAAGGCAAACGAGACTTCTTTAATTGGTTTACCGAATATGATCGCAGAAGAGGTACTGATTTTATAAGAACCTTTCCAAAATTAGAAAATTTTTATTTTGAGTGTGCGCAAGAATGAATTTAGTATTTGATGATCCTGTAAATTTTTTAAATTATTCGAATTGTTTGGATATTGTTTCATCTGGAGCGAGACGATTCGCTCCTTCGCCTATGGCTGTGACATTATTGCATCGAACACAAATGGCAACAGGCTGCTCGGTTGAAAACAAACCACGCCCGTATATTATTCCTTCGGGCGTCAATCATAGTCCTAATGATTGGGCTGTTTATAATGGACAGTCGGTTTTTGATTCTATGAATAAAAAGCAGATTAATGATATAAGAGATGGCAAAGCTATGGTGTTATTTGACCAATCATTAGAAGGATATCATACATCGTGGTTGTGGGATTATTTTCATAAAGAATGCGCTAAACATAATATTTCGCCAGAAGCAATAATCTATGTTACTGGAAATTCCTTATGTGCCGAACAATATGACAAGTGGGCCAAAGACAATTCTATTGAACATAGAATAACAACCATATCATACGTACACTTTGAAGCAGATGTTTATAATAATTCAGTCTGGACTTCTTTGAATATGTCCGTTGACAAACATCTAGAATATAAAAAAAATAATGAAATTAAAGATTTCAACTGCCTACAGAAACGTTTGAGAGCCCATAGGATTTGGTTTTATATTAAAATGTTTGAAGAGAATTTATTAGTAAATGGATTAGTAAGTATGAATCCATTTAATACCGATAACGTGTGTTTTGAAAATCAAACAATCAACAAAGAAAGAGCCGACTCTGCGAATTCCGTTTTGCCATTAATGGTCCATGGAAAAGCAAATAACGAATTTGATGACGGGTTTTATATACGTCGAATTCAAGATCAAACTTGTTTAGATTCTTGGTGTACTGTTATATCAGAAGCTTCTTTTTCCGATCTTGATCAACAGCTATTCTTAAGTGAAAAGATTTTTAAACCGATTGTCTGTTTCCATCCGTTCATCATATTAGGGAATAGAGGCAGTTTAAAAGAACTACATAAGATGGGCTATAAAACATTTGATGGCTGGATCGATGAAAGCTATGACGATTTGCCAACATTTGAAAGATATGATGCCATAGTTGAATCAATAAAAAAGATAATTGCTATCGAAGATAAATTTGCATGGTTCGAATCTATGCGCCCTATCTTAGATCATAATTATGAAAATTTAAAAAAGAATTCAACAGCAATAAATTCAGCGTTTGTCATCGCTGAAAGAACTTATAAGAAATATTTTAAATTAGGGAAATATAAAGATGCATCCAGGTATTCAAATTAAACCAGTAACTGCCGATTCCAAATTGATTATTGGTCTTGGCGATAGTTTTACACAAGGCGTAGGTAGCTGGAGTAAAGAAACATATAAAAAACATAAAGGCTTTATTGATCCTTTAAACATTCCAATTAATTTGGAAATCGATATGTACGAACACAGTTGGGTATCTCAGATGTGTAAAAATCATTTACCCAACTATACTCCTATGAATTTTGGCATAATGGGTAGAGGCAATCGTGCAGCTCTTAAAGATTTATATTTTTATCCTAATTTAAATTTAGAAAAAGCATCTGAAGTGATAGTTGTTTATATGCTGAGCGGAATAGAAAGATTTGATTTTGTTAGTAGAGAATTTAATCGATTCCATCATTTTTTTGCTATGTGGCCAAATCCGGGAGATAAAAATTCAACACATAGACAATTGTGGGAATCTTATGCTAAAGATATTTGGAGTGAGAAATTCGTCTGTTTGGAAGCAATTCTAAATATCAAAGAAGCTGAAATGATCTGTAAAGCGAACGGTTGGCACCTAGTGATAGCCAGTGCATTTGATCAAAGAATTACCAAAGAACGATTTTTAAAAGAAATCGGTAATCAAGATACAGAAATTATTGATTCTGTTCCTTGGGATAAATTTCTATATCCTCAAGGCTGCAATAGTTTTATGCAACTGTTGTTAAGATATGACGGTAGAGAAGAACTAGCCGACGGTGCATTCTATGATTATTATTCTAAATTAAAAGAACCTACAAAATACATTACTAACTGTATGCACCCAACTAGAGAAGGTTATAGAATAATGGCTGAGGAAATATTTAAATTTATAAAAGAAAAAGGCTATATTAAAGAATAGCCTTTGTTGAATTACCGATATCTTTTTTCAATCTTTCTACATCTATTTTAAAATCAATTTTTTTGATATCGTCTTTATACTCTTGAAAAGTTTCCAGAAGTTTATCTGCAATTAATTCTGCAGCTTCGTCTGCTAATTGATGTTTGATATCAATTTGCCATACCCTGCCATTGACAAATTCTAGATGTACCATCTCTAGATATGCCACTGGCATGGTATTCATATACAAATCTTCAAAAACTTCTGGCCACTCTTTAACTAAATGACGTGGAGGTCTAAACAAAGGATTAGGCATCAGCGGTTTCGCTTACTTTAGTTGCCTTCTTCTTTGGTGGATCCAATTCGTCTGCTTGCTTACGTAATCTAGCCGCTTCTTTGTACATAGCATCTGCTTGACTACGATATGATTTAGCGATGTCAATATCGCTTAACACTTCGTTCTGTCCTGCTTGTGCTCTTACTGGCGCAGCTGGAGTTTCTTTAACTTCTGCAACTGTTTTAACTTCTGCCTTATCGTCTTTCTGATAACCTTTTACAAATGTACATAAGTCGTCAATTGAACAATTTTTCTGTTCAGCAATAAGAACATTCAAATCAGCTAGAAGAACTTCGCTTTGATTAGTTGGAGTCATAATAACTGTATCAGTCGCAACTTTTTGTAAACGGTTATCCTGTTGCATTGCCTGTAACATTGGTCTTCCGTCTGGGAATAAACGAACAAACATCATCTCACCAAGCTCAAATGCCTGTTGTGCTTGATCAGTTTCAACTAGAGACATCAACGAATTATGATATGCATCTGGTAATGTTGTAGTTGGTAATACTAATGCGGTATGTGAATCACCTGGTAATGTGCGAAAAACTACAAGAACTCTTGTTCCGGTATTTTTCATTTTACCTATATGTTTAATTGATGCAGCCATTTTAAGCCTCCTTTTTGCTCACAGACTCGATAAACGTGTTTAACTTATTAAAAGTTTTTCCCACGGCTTCTAGTTCTGCTGCTTTAAACGCCCCTCTTTGTGATGCAACTTCAATAATACTTTTAACAGCAACAAGATCGCTGATGTTTAATTCGGCGGCTGGCGCTGCTTCTGGTGCTGCTTCTGGTGCTGCTGGTTCTTTAACTTCTTCTGTCATTTAGTTTCTCCTTAAGTATGGACAGGCTAATGCAAAGTATGTTAGCTCTTTATGATCTTCAAATGCCAAAAATGTGGCTGATTTTAAATTGCCATTTTGGTCTATCGAAGGAGATCTTAACATACAAAATCTGCCTTTTAATTTAGTTCTAACCCACCCTTTAACTTTTCCATCGAACAAATCTCCGTCGGAGATCTGTATCTTAGAGAAATGCGGCGGTAACACCTTCATCTCTCGTTGATTTAAAATATCAATAGGATTAAGATCAAACATAGTAAAAATATTTATAGGGTTGGTGATTTAGGCAGGGCAATCTTGGCTAAAGCGTTTAGCTAGGGCTTTGTTGTAGCCCATTTTTCTTATATCTCCTGAAAAGAGATAAAGTTCGAATGCTGCTTTTTCTTTTAACACAATGATGGATTTTTTTGTGATGTAAAAGGGAGAATCGATGAATTGATCTAACCAAATTAAAATCTGTGGGGTTATCGCGAAATCTTTCGGAAAGTCTATTTTATAAGTTTTAATTTTAGCATCGTCTTGAATAAAATTCAAACCTTCGTCTGTTAATCGCAGTCCGCCGCTAGATTTTCCTCTAACATTCCACCACCATGCAGAACGAAATTGTTTTATGGTATCCCGGTCAACATCTTTATTGACTGCTTTTAGGAATACCTCAGTGTAGGTATCCTTGAGGTCCATGTTATTTTATTTCATCACCTTGTGTTAATTTGACAACAGAAAAGTCTGTTGTCTTAAAAAGTCTATTCAATTTCTTGGCAAGATTATGTGCATGTCCTGGATTTGAAAAACTTACCTTCTTGTACTTCGGGCCAGGATAACTTGCTACCAAACTTCCGCTCTTCAAATTAAAAGGTTGCTTCTTATAAAAAACAGCCCAAATGGCTTCACTTTCAAGAATCTGTTCGATCTTAAATGTTTCTTTATTTGCATATTCAAGCAAAACTTTAGGTTTTGGTCTACTCATTGATACGTGTTCCTAATTAACCACGTATATATTTATCTCGGTTAGAAAGACCCGCCGTCGAATTTAACGTCAATATTAGTAGTAGATTCGCGTATTTGAGCTAACATTTGATGTATTTCGTGAACTGTCTTGCCTAACTTAGCAGTTATGATAGCTAATTCAGCGGTTAGTTCACGTGCTTCTTGAATTGACAATTTAATGTCTTTTTGTTGACTGCGTTCAGCAACTGCCACTCGCTGTATTAGCTTTTCTACGCTTGGTAGATTATTTGGAATATTACTTGCTGACATTACTTAGTACCTGTTTCATTTCAATTTCTGTTTTAAACGGGCCTTTGTATTCGTATCTCTGTAAAGTGATTAACTTAGGACAAAAAGATTTAACCCAACCCTTTTCAAATCGGATAACATAGTAACCTGCACAATATAAACTTTTTGAATCTCCACTCTTTGTAAACAGTGGTAATTTTCTCTGTATGTCAAACATTGCATTGTGAGGTTCGACGCTGGTTGAATAACCATGTACTTCATTCGGTAATGCATTGTTAGCTTCTTTAACAATCTTCGCAATAAAAAAGTCCTTGCCAAATTTATCAGTTAGGCTTTTTTTAGTATCAAATATTTTAATACCTTCTTCGTTACTTAATACAAATCGATTGTCTTCGTTCTTTCTTAGAGTCGCAAATTTTTCACCGTCCTTTTCAACGATCCAAAATTTATTTTCGATTATTGGCTTGGCGTGTAAGTCTGTCATAGTATGTACCTCGCATTTAATGGTTCCGCATAACTTTGTGCCTGTTCGGAAATTTTCTTTAGGTCGTATAGATTACAAAATTTCATTAATCTTATTCCGACCTGATTGATATTTTTATTTGCCTGTGTCGCAGTAGAAATTGTATCTACAATAATTTGTTTAATGTGTTCGGGCTGATGACTCAAATCAATCAGTCGACGATTGCGTTCATAGTCTTCTAACACACGATGCTCTTGACCTTCGTGGTCAGTCCATCTCTGAAGCATGAGATTGTTCCACGCATATCCGCGGCTTTTACGATCTTCGAACGCTTCAGTAAGACCCACTTTTTTGCTTGTGCCTTTAGTACGCACACCTGGATACGCCGAGAAGACATTATCACTGGTATCACCACGCATACATTTCTCAAAGAGTTGCCATTCTGGATTCGGAGCAGCTTTGGGTTCTTGCGTTTTCTTGTCGATGATTGCTTTGCCTTTGTCATCAAAATAGCCTTCGTGTGTAATTGTCATTTCCATTACACCATTGTACTGTTTTACATTCGGTGCAATTAACTGTGCAAAATCTGTATCTGTGCTGATAATAACATGATTATCGTGTGGGTGTGTTTGTATCCAACCTGCAATAAGATCGTCTGCTTCTAATTGCTCGTTGCGTAACACTGTGCAGTTAGTTTTGTCTGTGATAAACTCTTTGAATGTGTCAAATGCTTCCCAAAACACACGATCTTCTTCTGCTTCTTTTTCTGTATGTGCGGCACGAGCGTCTGCTCTATTGCGTTTATAAGGAGCATAATAGTCCTTTCGCCACGAGCGTCCTTCTAAACAGAAGATAACATGGCTACCATTGAACTGCTGCCATGCTTTACGAATGCTGTTTAGAGTAATATGAAAGGCCATGCCTAGTTTGATATCAGCGTCACCGTTGATAACGTGTCTAGCACGAAAGAATGTGTTTGCTGTATCAACTAAAATATATGTCATTGGTTCTTTCTTTTAACTTCGTTAATATCAATAATTCCAGTGTTAATTGGCCCACCAAAGTCACCATCGACCACAACATTGGCACAAAGTTCACGGAACCAACGGTCTACAATTTCTTCATCTTTGTCACCATCTTCACCGTAACCTTCTTGCTTTAATTTTAACACAAACGGTTCATTCCAGTCAAGTTCAAAGAATCCATTTCGAATATTGTCTTTGTTTACATGAGTTTCTAAAACACCAACCCAGGGCTCTTTGCGTCTTGTGGCACGTTCTTTTGGTGACAGTTTCGCAAGCTCTTCTTTTTCTTGAGCAGCTTTGGATGCCTGTTCTGCTGCTTCTAATCTTTTATTAGCTTCTGCTAAATCTTGTTCTGCTTTGGCAATAGACTCTTCTAGTTTGTCTAGACCCATTACCTTTTTAATAAATTTTTTCATTAAGTTCCCCATTCATTTTTAAACAATGGCACTTGCAATCTATCGCTGTAGCGTAATCCATTCTTCATAGCAAATTCTGCAACACGACGATTATTTAATGCGTAGACTGATTCGACACCGCCCACTGGCATTAGATATATCGGACCAGTAAATCCTTCTCCACGATATATGTCTACAGCTTCTAATGCTTCTTCTGCATCATCTTCTGTAGCAACAACAAACTTTAGATATGTGTAACCAATTTCTTCGTACTCACGAACAATATCAGGACGAATAGCTTCATCTGGATGTTCTCCCGAGCAACTTAATTTAGCACTTACACTAAATGTAACCTGACGCCACATGTCTTCTGTGTCACGCCAATTTGCAAGATATTCTTTAAATTCTTCTGTTAGCTTTTGAGTGCCATTTGTTTCAAATGTAATTTCTTTTAAGCCTGCCATTTTAGGATGACTTAACAAGTCTGGATAAGCACGTTGCCAACCTAGTAATGGCTCACCGCCTGTGATAACTAGATGCTCGTCCTGCCATTCGTTAAATGGAAGGATTTCACAGATACGATCTGCAATAGCATCTGTTGTAAGCATAGGACTTAGATCTTTAAAACGAGGATCCCAACTAGCGTAGCTATCACAGCCTGTGCTAACAAGTGGAAGTTCTTCATACGACTTAAACTCTGCAATACGTTGTGCAATTGATTCAACTTCTGCACTTAGTTCGCCTTTAGGCATGCCAAAGCCAGCACACTTAAAGTTACAGCCAAATGTGCGCAAGAAAACAGAAGGAACACCCATATAGCGTCCTTCACCTTGTATGCTGTAAAACAGCTCTGCAATTTTAATTTTACTCATAATATATTATACACTCTTTTCAACAGTCTTGTCAATCTTTTTTGTTAGAGTCCAAGTACCGTTGTTATTGTTTTTCCAAACAATAGTATCACCGGCTTTCCATCCAACTGTTTCTAAAATCTCATCTGTAAATGGAAGAACCAATTCTTTTGTTTCTGGATCTTCTTCAACGGTTAGGGTCCATTTGTTCATATGAATATGGTCTTTCTTTCATTTTCAAATTGTTTTTGGTATTCTTGTTTTCTTAGATTTCTACATTCTTCTTTTACTTCTATAGGATAGTCAGGACTTATCTCAGCCAAACTACAATCATAGACATGCACCCTACTTCCACTGATATCTGTGAACAACATAATATAGAGCATAATAAAAATTACTGTAATTAGAATGAGTATATCTCTCTTCATATCCTGTCACTCAACAATATCTTACACATTAAGGCATCGTGTTCGTTAAAAAATTTAAAAATCATTTGATCTTCACTTGGATGCGAAGTATATCTTTCACCAGGCAATCCAAAGTGTTCTAGCACCATAGCACAGGTTTCGTTCCACCAGAAACCTGTTTGTTCGTTTTTCCAAGGAACAAGAATTTCGGTCATTAAATAGTCCTTAACCAAGGAATAAACTGAGTAGCAATTAAATGATGATATGCTTTATCATAGTGTTCGTTATCGGGTAAAAGATATTTAGAATGATCAATCATTCTTCCTGAGAAAAATTTTTCTACAGTCTTTGGTGCTATTTTTGTACATTTTAATTTGCCATAGTATTCAAAGTTACTGGGATATTTTAATCTTTCTGTAAAATGAAAAAGATATAACTTAGCACCGTGATCATTACAGATATTATCCCAAGTATATACACAATTTAAAAAATCACGTTTTTCTGTATAGGTATTTAGATCAAAGAATAATTTTATTTCCATAAAAGTATTTTTTCTAAGATCAGGATTAATGAGACCTTTTTCTGGAGTAAGTTCAAACATAGGACCTTGTTTGTAATCATCCCAAATAGGTTTCTGAAACAATTGGATTCTTTCATTGGCCATTGTTGTATCGGCATACAGATGTACCATATCTGTAGACTTAGACTTATCAAACACTGTGAAATTATCTACTGCAATTGGTTCATCCAATGCGCCCGGGTCGTATGCTATAGTGAAACGATTCAGTGCAGATAGGCATAAGAAAACTTCGTCAATTTCATTGTATCTCTCAAACATGGTTTTTAACCAATCAGTGTATACACGATTATTAACGCCAGCCATGGCATAAACAGCCACAGGTTTTTTATTTTCTTTACTATAGATATCACCGTAATTGTTATCGTTCCAATAGCTATAACTACCTAGTCCGACTTTGCCAGGAACTGCTACATAACCACAGGTATGACTATCTCCGATAAACAATGTTCTTGACATTACCACTTCCTATAATTGCCACGTTCTGGAATAACGTGTCTTACGCCGCCTGTGGGATCTTCCATATCACCTTTGCGTCTAGGAATCAAATGAACATGCGGCCAACCAACTGTTTGTCCAGCAGTAGCACCATAATTAAATCCTACATTAAAGCCGTCACACTCTCCAGATTCTACCATACGCATACCATCTCTTACAGCATCTTCGAATGCATCCATAAGAACATGTAAGGTATTATATTTAGGCACAAATAACAAGTGACCTGGAGTTACAGGATATTTGTCTTTGAATACCTTTACGTGAAAATCTTCTTCTAAAAGATCATCCCACGGTGCTGTTGAATCTTCGATACAAGGAGGTTGACCCTCCATAACTATTTCTCTCATCTTTTATATTCCTTTCTTTCTGAAGGAAGCGCATCTTCTCGAATGACAAATTCGCGTCCACCTAAGCTGCCAACAAATGCTCTTGTACGTTCCATATAAGCTAAACGCATCTTGATTGTTTGAAATGCAACTTCTAAAAATGCTTTAGGCTTATAACCTAGAACATGCATATCAAAGTCTTTGCCTGCATCTGTACAGTGTACTTTTATTTTTGAATCAATCATTTAGTCCACCAATCTTCCCAAGGGAAATCTACCCATACATCATTTTCTGCTTTATTGATTTCCCTGCCAACATAATCCATTTTAACATCGCATTTACTAGCGAGGTTATCGATTAGAACTGCAAATCGAACATTGCTGTTCCATACCTCTTCCCAGGCAGGATCATCTGGAAAGCAACCACTAGGCCAATCTTTCATAATCCAATTAATAGTTGCCCCAGTGTCATTAATGTCGTCTACTATGAGAATATTTTTGAAATTGGCTCCTTCTTCTAGTAAACTGCTGGCAGCATCTAAAATAGCACCGATGTCATTCTCGTCGTCTACAAATCTTTCATTGGTACGAGGTCCTAGAGCATCTTCTGCCATCCATAAATTGCTTTCAGATTCCAAACCATCACGCAGTTGTACTTTTAAAGTTTCGCAGGGAATATTAAAATAATGACTGATCATTACAGCAGGGGTCAAACCTCCACGAGTAAGTCCTACAACATAATCTGGCTTCCAACCGCTGATAATAATGTCTCGACAGATTTTACTAACTAATCCGTTAAGCTCTGTTTGATTGATTATGAGCTTGTTCATATCTCTCCTTTAGATACTGTTCATTTTGTATCCATTTATTGTTAACTAAAAATCCCCAATCACGTTTGTGAGGTCCTGGCATAAACAAAGTCCATGCAGTTACACCTGGCTTTAATTCAATACGGTGATAACTGTTAGGAGTACAAATGCGGAAATGGCCGGGTCCACGCCATTTACGAATCTCGCAATTTTTTGTACCATCGGAATTAAATTGTGGAATCCATTCATAATAACCACCTCGTAAAATTAATGTAGCATAGGGCCAGGGATGATCGTGAACATCATCTGGATCACCTTTTAAGAATTTGTGCAAGAACACATTAAAGGGAAAACGCTTTCTATCTTTTAAAAACAGATAGTAGCGTTCTAGATAAGGTTCATTATGTATGCGATCAAAGATGATTCGCTTACGTCCTAATTTTTCTAACAGTTTAAGGAACATTAAAAATCTCTTCTTCCAAGTAACGTTTTAGTTCTTTATCTGTAGGCTCTACAGAAAAATTATTTTTAAAGAAAATTTCATAGCTATCGCTGCCATATTTTCCTATCCCATATAACATTGTAGCATCATTTCCGTCCCAAGTCAAGTAGTCTTGGCTCATTCTAATCAAACGATTATAACGAACATTTACCATACCCAAAGGTTGAATTATACTTTTGACAAATTCTTCGTCTGCGTGTAACAGTGACAGTGCTGTAGGAAACCAATATAGGAATTCTGGCAACGTAGTCTTTACAGCTTTACGGCCAGTTTGGTTAAGCATAATAACGCCAACAAAATGTTGCCAAGCATCATCTACTTGTTGTTGCACCATTAAATCATCACGCAGAGGTTTAATCATTCTACAGCTTCTCCAAACCAATCGTCGACTTGGCGTTCTGCTTCTTCTTGTGTCATTGCATGAACAAAGATTCTTGCAGGTTGTCCAACAGTGTGTTGTATATTAAATTTTACAACACCTGCAGGAATTAAACCCCAATCGCGCTCTACAACAAACTCTTGTAGATTTTTAGCACGATATATTAGATTATCTGTGAGATCCTTTGCGGTATTCATTCTGATCTCCCACTGGTACAACTATCGTTCCAAGTTTCTTGAGCATGTTTTCTATATTCATTTAAATCCCATTCCGCCTGCTTGGCTTGATACTGCTCTTCGGATAGCCCATGCCACCCGATACAATCACCTGTAGGACTACGACCACAACCGCATGAGCCTAATTTTTTTCCTTCTTCTGGTACTCTTACCTGCATGATATCTCCTTATCTTGGCGCAAACTCTTGTTGCATTTTAATGTTGTCAAAGAACTCTTTCTTTGTACCCGGATCATCTTTAAATGCACCTTTAAGCACAGTAGTCTGCGTCAATGAACTATGTGCCATAATACCTCGATTCTCGCAACAACCATGTGTTGCTTGAATATACACACCTAAGTCTTGTGCGCCTGTGGCTTTTTGGATTTCCCTAGCAATGTCATTGCAAAGTTCCTCCTGGAGAGTACCTCGACGGGCACACCACTGAGCGATCCTTGTATACTTGCTAAGTCCGATGAGTTTCTGAGCTGCAATAAGACCAATATAAGCAACGCCAACAACGGGTTGGTGATGATGGCTACACATACTGCGAAGCTCACTACGCACAACCAACATACCTTCGTAACGGTCCGCCGAATCATTTGGAAACGCTGTAGCGTCTGGTGCTGGGACATATCTGCCCTCCATAATTTCATTAAAATACATTTTAGCAAGACGTTTTGCTGTGCCACGACTGTTAGGATCGTTTTCACGATCAATCAACAGCGTGTCTAATACTAGTTCAAATGCTTCAGTGGCTTCTTTAATTAGGATTTCCTTATTTGCCTCACTAACATATTCGCTAATGTTATCTCCGGCCCAAAAGCGTTTCTTGTCACGTTTCATCTTAAAGCGAATAGCGTCTGCAAGATTACATTCTTCGTAGCCTTTGTCGCTCATATCGTCTGCACCTTTAAGTGCGCTTTGTAAATCTTCTGATGTAAATGTTGTCAATTAAATTCTCCGAGTTAATGTCGTGGATGACATATAATATTATTTTAACTTCTCTAGCAAAGGTTTGCAACTAAAAAAGTTTTCTTTTAAGAAATCCACCTGTTTATTTAGGCTAGGCAACCGAGTTTTGTAATTATCCATATGCTCGATTATTTTACGGCATAAGTCTGGGCGATACACAGTATAAGCATCATAACTTTCAGTCCATTTGCTAGGATACTTAAAAGTGTCTAATGCCATTTCGCTATAACTAAGTCTATCTGGTACCATTGGAATAGCATCGACTATTGCACCTTCAAACCAACTAATACCTAGTGTTTCTTGCAAGTTAGCACTGAATACCATTTTTGCTTCACCTAGTAAATTATGATATTCATTCTTAGTCAGTTGTTGTTCTTGACATACAATAAATTCATATTGTGGTAAGTGTTCTTTTAAGTCTCGGAAGATTTCAACTTGCTTCTCGGGCGCAATGCGATGGGGAAACAAGATAAGATCTCTTTTTGGCATACCCTTATACATTACTAAAGTATCGCCCATATATTCCATAGGCCAACCTGTCAATACAATTTTACCTTCGTCGATGAATTCTTTAATTGTATCTTCGAAAGTTTCATCTAACAAGTTTTTGCAGAACATATCAATATGAAACTGTGTGGCAAAGTAGTTATGATCAATCGCAGCAAAGAAACTCTTTTCTGCGTGACGCACCCATGGAGCATCACCAATAAGACGACCTAGGAAATCTTGAGGATCATAACTGCCAGCATGCCATAGTGCGTGAATAGTTACAGGGATCTGTAACAGCTCACTCATGTACTTTAAGTTTATAATGCCCGGATGCCAAGCATCAGTAAAAATAAAGTGGTCGCCGGGATGAACGGATCCACCACAAAATAAACGGCCCATCTGCTCAACTTGACTAGCTTTATATATGTTAGTTCCACCAAAATTGAGAAAAGCCCCAGGAGTGGTAGCATTCGGAATATCCGTAGGTCCGGAAATAATTTGAACATCATGTCCTGCCTTTCGCAGAAGTGCAGGCACATGGGACTTCCATTGTCCCGTGTACCTGGTTTCAACTGCTTCTAAATCAACGAGAAAAATTGTCATTACGTCTTTTTTCAAACCTTGGCTTATTACCTTGGTATGGTCTCCTTGGCCGCTTACTATTTAGGTAAGCCTGATAAATTGCGGAATCTTTGCGATAAAGATCTGCAGGGTTAAAGTCACATAGTTCAATGCGACAATAGTTGTGATATGACTCAAGGTCATCAAAGATCCGAACAACGTCGGGGCGATTTTCAAAATAGGAATAATCCTTGTAGTTCTTAGCCATTGCAGCCTCTTGTTAATATTTGATAAATGAACCATTTTCTCCGTCTTCGGAGACCTCAATCCAAACCTCACGATCTGGATACTTTGCATGAATCTGAGCATATAAATCATCGCTCATCATCTCACAACTTTTATAATCTAGCGACAATACACCTTCGTTGCTAGAATACAGTTTTTCGAGCCATCGCTTGAATTGTATAAATTCCACATCTCTGTCATTGTGGGTGACACTAAGCCATACCCTAAAATGAAAAATATGGCGATGAGGATTAGCCAAAAACGAAACATCATATTCATCTCCTGTTGCTAGGTTGGGATCTGTAGCCGCTGCTGGATATTTATGAATACCTTCCTTACGGAAAGTGACCCAGATCATTTTATTAGGACGCCAGTCATGTCTAAGAGTATTACTCACTTAGTAATCCTTTTGTCAGAGTTTTAATTTCATCTTGGGTCATAAAGAAATTGTAAACTTGACTGTCTTGTACAGTGCCGTCTTCTTTAAGACTTTCTTGAATAAAATTCAAAGAATACAATCCTTTAGGATTAATAACTTCCCATTGTTCAACACGGACACGAAATCCAGTGTTTTCTTTTATTGTGAATTTTTTAAGTTTTATGCTTTCGTGTAACATTAGCGTAGTTGCTCCATGGTTATAATTTTGCTGAGTTCTTCACCAAGGTCTTTATCCTCAGTGACTACGTGTAGACTATGACGATTTTCGTCGCTCTTACGGTCATACTTGGTAGTTTCGATAATAGTACCACCGCTGGCACCATAGATATTTAGGCTGAAGCTGTTAGATGATAACTCTGGTCCGCTTTCGTCGACAGCAATAGAATCTGCATAGTCGTCTAGATCGTTCATCAACCAGTTGCGAAGTCTTTGTTTGAATGTTAATTTCATAGGTTCGGTTTCTATGTACTGTTTTTTGCGTTTAATTTGATTTGCACTAACGATTCCTCTCCTACGTCGAGAACTTGTCGGTGCTACTGCGTATCCACCACTCATCTGATAATCTCATCTTGACCATATTGATCCCAACTAGTAAACTTATTTCTATCTAGTAGGTCATGGAGGTTATGGCACCACACTCCAGGATTGGTTGCTTTAAAGTCTTTATCATCTATCTTGATTGTAGCATTATATCCTAGCTGTTGTAAATAGGGCAATTTAACCGAAATCTGCGGAATAAATTGGCGTTTCTCAACAAGGCCGCTTTCAAGTAGTCCTTCTACTTGTGCAACATCTAAATCTAATGTACACCAAAATTCATCTTCAGAGTCAAGACAAACATAAATCATATCTTCCCATAAGCGCCAGTTGACAGCATCATTGACTTCTAATTTAGGAAAACTTTGATTAGCACCAAAATAGATATGCGTACATTGACTATTGCGAGCAAGTTCCATAATAACATAAGGATCTTGTACTCCGACAACAAACAATGTCTTCATTCCATAGGCAGGAGTGCGTTCAATCTCTGTACCTACAAAGTAAGTGATTGCTTCTTCAACACCAGTGGCATAGTTTCTTTTCACTGTTCGAATCCTTGTTTAAGTAATCTTTGTTCTTCACGTTTGTTTTCGCAAGATTCGCAGATAGTACGTACCCAACCACCAAGGCCGCCATTCTCTGCTTTGGGCCAATTTGTTTTAGCCTGGGAACCACAGGTTTCACAAGTACATCCGCTCATGCTTTCTGCCATACGTACCATACCGCTAATAACATCGTCACCGCCTGTATAGTAAAAACGCAGTGTGCCAAACTTTTCCTTGACTTGATCTAACGTTACTTGCGGAATAGCATTGGGAATATCTTTAAATTCTCCGTCTACGATTTCTTTGAGACGTTTTTCTTTAAACTCTTGATTGGTAATGCCTTTCATGCTTTCATCAAACAGATTAAAATTTCCGGCCTTTACTTGAGCAGCCATATAATTATAATCGAGGGAAGATTGTCGTTGTTTTAATTTCCAATCAATATGATGTTGTATATTACCCATGAGTTGATCTAGAATATTGAACCAACCATCACCGCATTCAAATCCCCAACACATGCAAGTTTCCTGCATGTTCTTGTTGCGGTTCACCATCATCTTGGGATACTTCTCGCACAACAACTTATCTAGTTCTTGTTTCATTACCAGGTACTCACATCAGTGATGTCAACGGTGGTGTCGATGTCTTTGTCATCATCGTTAAACAGATTGAATTTGACAGTGACCGTAGGGCCAATGCCGCTTGTATTTGATTCCTCAAGAGTAAACCATTCTACTTCTTTGAAGTGTTCTGTCATCTTAGCAAGTTTTTCAACTTGCGTTCGATTAAGGGTGAAACTTGCTGCCATATTATGCCTGTGTGTGGAGTTCTTGTTTATGCTTTAGTATAGCAATATTATCCTTTAAGAGCAACCTTTGTTTCTTCAATTCTTCCAGTTTTAGATCTTCAAAAAGACCCGTTTGTTCCAAAGTATCAATGTGTTTGTTCAAAACACGATGTGCTTCTTCTAAGTGCTTGATTCGTTGTTCGTACATAATTATACCTCCTCAAAAAGATCGGAAAACATTCGATTAGTATATGTGTATCTTTTTTTATTGTCGCCAAATATTTTACTTTTTTTATTATGACAATTAGCACAAAGGATTTTTAAATTATCTGGGGAAGTGTTGAGCTTATCACCGTCGTGATGATCGATAGTTAAACTTTCGGTTAGGGGATCTCTACAGAACCATCCTAGATAACCTTCTTTGTTTTGGCATCCAATGGATTGCATCCACTCATCAACTTCGTGCCTTAGTACATTAAGGTGTGTGTTACAGAAAGTTTTCCATTTCCAAATGGGACTTCCGTTTTTCTTTACATATGATTTGTGATACCCTACCTGATTATAACAAGTAGGTAGACTGCATTTTGGAGCATGTAACTTTGCAGTTGATTGCGATCTCATGGTGTTCTTTCTATTCTGCGACTAAACTATTCAACTCGTCGTCGTCTGGGTTTGAAAAATCAATTTCGTTTGACTTTTTGCCATCTTCAAAATCAAATAAATTACCAAATGTATTTGCTGCAGGACCACCCTGTAGTCGAGCACCTTCCAATGATTTCAAGAACTGCCCAGCAGTTTCAATCATGTCAAATGCTTCTGCTTTAGTTTTAGTATTAAATAATTCTTCAACAAATGTAGAAAAATATAGAATTTTGTTTGGAACCCAATCACTAAATTCAATTTCTTTCTTACCTTCAACGCTTTTTGTTCTCCAGTCTGGTTTGAATCTAGCACATTCAATGTCCATTAACTGTTGAGCACGTTGTACTGCCTTAATATGACATTCAACATTGTGCCCCATCATCAGTGCATAACTGAAACTATCCCAACTAGTTTTATTTGGAATCTTTCCTAGTTTATTAAGTTTTGGAACTGTATGATAGTGTTCTGGATTTAAGTGATTAAATTTAACATCGCCGAGTTCTTCGTCGGTTTTACGAACACCGTAATCATAATATGCAATGTCACCCATAGTTAAACGACTTGCAAATTCACTTTCAAACGGAAACGGAATGTCATGACGTCCTGAAAGACCTTTATTATCTGGAGCCTTGTCCATAATAACACTCCAACGTTTGTTGGTATGTTGTGCGTTTGTGTAAACAAGACCGTGAGCAGTAGCAATAAACGGTGATGCACAGTCAAAACTAATTGTAAGTTCTGTATTAATATGTTTGCGAATCTGACGTTGTATTTGTGTTAGGTAACATGACCAGTCGAGTTGTGCTGTACCCAAGAAGTGGATCCAGTTCTTACCTGTAAGCATGCCTTCATCACGCATTGTCATTAGACGCTTGAGCGTAATGTCCATCTTACACATATTAGCACCACCAAATGCCCACCCTTCTGCTTCTTTGCCAGCGTATGGGCCTTTGGGATCACTAAACTCTTTAACACCATTATACCATTTCTCAGCAGTATCCCAGTCTGAACCCTGTAATACATTTAACCACTTAGTCTGTCCTAACCGATTATCTAAGAAATATTTGTTATTAAAGGCAGTTTTTTCTAAACAATCTTCAAAAGATTTCAAACCTGTCTTTGGACTGTGTATATGATCACAGGCCCAAGTCGGAACGTCCAGCATCATAGACCAATCAGCAGTTAATTCTAACCACTCTAAAATCTTTTTGCGAGTTTTGTTGGCTTCTGGACCTTCAAAGTTCAACCAATCAAACTTAAGAACACCTTTACCAATCTGGTAGCCACCGGAGTCGCCTAAAATCATCGTCTGTCCACGATCACGTTGTTGGATCATAGACTCTTGTTCCATAGATTTTTCTAAATCAAGCTGTGCATGACCTGCTGAATACAAAGCATACTTGTAGGTAAAGTATCCTTGATCTGCATTTAAGAAGTTCATACCTTCAATGCCTCGATCAAATCCTGCAGGAATGCGTTCTTTAGAAACAAATTCTTCTAGTCGTTGTTTTGCTACATAAGTTGAATAAAAAGAACTGATTGCTGGCAGATACACAGCATAGTCCTTTTGTAATGGTGTTAGGTTAACTGGTTGTTTCATAATCTCTCGCTAATTTTGTTGTGATGTCTAATTGTTGTCTTGCCTGTTCTAGGTTGTCTAATGCTATTTTAACAGCCTTATTATCTTTTGCCAAGCTCTGCCACTGTATTTCCTCGTCACGTTTCTTACGTGCCCATTGTACTATGTCTAGTACATCTTGATCTAAGCCTACTGTAGCATAGCTAGTAGATAGCTGTAGCCAACTGCTACCGTTAAACACTTCCATCTCTGTACCGTTAATACGCATCATTCCAGTCATTGGATTTTGAATGTTTGGGCCGACATACGGTAGGGCAGTATTGCCGCCACTAACCATAATGCCTGAAATGCCTTGTAGACCTTTAATCATATTTAGGCAGCTTGTGCTGGAATAATGTATTTGTAAGTTGCTAAACCACTGTCAAGAGTAATTTGAATAGCACCTTCGTTTGACAAACTCATCTTTGTGTTATTGACATCTGCAATCTTAAGAATGCTCAAGATTGGAAGTACCGGCCAAGTCCAACCGCGATCTAATGATCCTGCAATATTTTGTGCAAATATAAACTCACCGCCGTGTGTTGAAGCATCACCAAATATAAACTTCAAATTACCGCCTTCTGTCTTAGCAAGGAATGTCGGATGCTCA